TTAGATAACGTATACATCATTTCCCCTTATTCGCAAAGACATTCAAAGTATTGACGCAACACACTATCATCCTCAAAATTATTAGTATCGTTCTGTAGTTGCTGTGCATCATAATCTTGAAACCACAGTGTCTCATTAGTTACATTGTCTTCCACCTCATACGCCCACCCATTACCATGTGACGTGATTGTGTAACGTTCAGTGATTGATAAGAATTTGTGTGACATGTTAACCCCTTGATTGTGTTACTAGTAGCGGGGACTAAGCCCCGCCACCCCTCAGTTAGTTGCAGTGTAGTCTTCGACCATGCGATGAGCCAGTGCTGCATATGCATCAGCGATGGCAGACATTTGCTCACGGGTGAATTGTTCCCGTGTGTCGCTGTCATACTTTTTAGCTGCTTGATCGATGAAGCTCATCATGCGGTCAAAGTCAGATTTAGCTTCGTTCAATTCTGACTTACCCTTAGGTAATGGATGCCCATTGTCGTCATTCTTAACTGCACCATCATCAGTGCGTTGCCATACGTCAACGTTATTAGTAATGGCTTTGGATACTACGCATTTAGCAGACCGCAGACTATTCTTTTCATCCTTGGATAATTCCCTGATATTATTCAGGTTATCTACCAGTGATTTGTGTTGACTATCTACTTCCTCCGCATTACGTGGTGTTATTGGATAGCACATAGACCGCACATAGTTTGCCCATATGCCTTCCCCTGCATTCCTGCTAGCGTCCTTGGCATCCTTGGATGTAGACAATGCAGTGCGTAATTCATTTGCGTATGACATGATGTTTCCTTTGACAGTTTGATTTGATTTACTAAGGCTTGGTTATAGCACACGTTACTAGTAACATGCACTATAGAAAACCCTAGAGTTTCCTTGGTAACATATCCCCTATGCCATAAGGGTTTTACCTGATAGTCTTCCAACTACCCTGAGCCTAAGGTACTCGCACGGACTCTGCTTAGCCGTGGTCAAAGCTTACCTACACGTTTTGTTAGGGGTACGTATTCCCTTGTTCGATGCGATGCATGTTAACATGTAAACCTTACACGAAACTTACATCCATCAGGTCAACTCCGATCAATCAACCTAAGCACCGATAGTAGCACAACTTAATAACCTTTGCAACCTAGGGGTTATTCGCCCCTTATTGTTACTAGTAATCCTTGTAGTGCTGAACCGATGACTGAAATGTAAACGATGAACCTTACACGAACCTTACAAGGAAAATAACCCACTAAACCTAAGGGATATTATGGCATGAATCTTGCTACGTGCGTGGGCGCACATGTATATAATATTAGAGTAAATTGTATATCTACGTACTACTGTATGTAAATACAGCTGTGGATAACCTGTGGATAAGTATAAATGCTAACCTAAATGAGAATGATTCTCAATAACTATATGATGTTACTAGTAATATAATATATATTTATATAATATAACTATATATAATGGGGGTTATAGTAATAAGATAGTTGTAATACTTATATATACTACTACTATACTATTATATATATAAGTATATAGTATTATACTACTAAAGTACTATAGTAATGATAAAGTACTACATTTCCTTCAATTTTTAGAACTTTAGTTCTAGGGCTGACCCCACTAAGGGGGGTAGGGGGGTTGGTTTTAGTTTGCAATAACGGGTAAAACTATCTCCATAAAATTAACTACCTCAGATATTTTATTAAAATGGGTTGTACCCACCCACCCTCCACTATTGTTTAAAACGATTTTAAGGGGGGTAGAAGGCTAGGAAAACAGAAAGGATAGGGGTAGGTAGCCAGACACCCCTAAACACCCCTTAAAAGGGCTATTTTACCAACTTAGGGTAACGTCTATCCATTATTACCCACTAAGCCACTCAACAAATAAGCCTAGCGGCTCGTAACACAAAGGAATTATATGGCTAAACTTACATTATCGACAATAGGTAGTAGATATGGCTCAATAGATGCGCTAAATGCCAATTTTGACGCAATTGAAGCTGCATTAGAAAATACCCTCTCTCTAGATGGCACAGTGCCTAATGGCATGGAAGTTGATCTAGACATGAATAGTCACAAAATCATCAACCTTGCAGACCCCTTGAACAACGGGGATGCAGTTACTAAAGGTTGGTTGCTAGAGCAAGAAGGAAATGCAGCGGCTAGTGCTGATGCAGCAGCCTTGTCAGCTTCTCTGGCTGAGCAAAGTGCAGTGGATGCAGCCGCAGCAGTGGCATCAGTTAACCCTGCTGCTTATGCTCAGAAGTCTGCTAACCTATCTGACCTTACATCTGCTGTTACAGCACGTACCAACTTGGGTCTAGCCATTGGTGTTAACGTACAAGCATGGGATGCTGACCTAGACACATGGGCTACCAAGACTGCCCCTGCTGGTACAGTGGTAGGCACATCAGACTCTCAAGCCCTAACCAACAAAACACTCACCAATCCTACAGTTACTAACTATCTAGAATCTGTTGTAGCCATAGGCAACTCGGGTACAAGTAAGACCCTAGACCTAACCAATGGTACAGTGCAGACAGTGACAATGACAGGTAATTGTACTTTCACTATGCCTACAGCCACTGCTGGTAAGAGTTTCATCCTCATTGTGTCTACTGGTGCTGGTAGCTTTACAGGTACATTTACAGGGGTTAAATACATTAACGGCACAGCACCTACCCTCACAACCACAGCTAGTAGATGGGATATTTTGACATTCTTCTCTGATGGTACAAATTGGTATGGCACAGCAGCACAGGCATTTGCATAATGTTATCAGCTAAAAAAGAACTCTTTACTCCCTCTGGTGGGGCTTATCAAATCAGCCGCAGTGTGCGTCTGCGTTCAAGTGCAAGTGCTTATTTTAATAGAACTGCTGGAACTCCAACAAACGACAAGATTTTTACTTTTAGTGTGTGGGCAAAGCGAGGTGCGCTAGGAGTTGAAAGTCAAATTCTTTCTGCTGGTGCTTCTGTATCAGACCAATTTTTCTTTCAAAACTCAACGGATGTTTTAAAGGTATACATGGGGGCAGATGTATTGGTCACAAGCCAAGTATTTCGTGACCCGTCTGCTTGGTATCACATAGTTTTAGCCGTAAATACAACTCAAGCAACTGCTTCAAATAGAGTTAAGTTATATCTTAATGGCACGCAAATAACAGCGTTTTCAAGTACTGCTTATCCAACTCAAAATTATTCACCGAAATTTAATGCTTTATCGTCTGTTTTAAATATTGGAAGGTATCAAGCAGGAGCGTCTGGTTACTTCGACGGTTACCTTACCGAAATCAACTTCATTGACGGTCAAGCCTTGACACCATCATCCTTTGGTGAAACCAACTCAGTCACAGGTGTATGGCAACCTAAACGCTACGCAGGTACATACGGCAATAACGGCTTCTACCTAAACTTTTCTGACAACAGTAACAACACTGCTACCACTATAGGCAAGGACTATTCTGGTAACGGCAACAATTGGACACCTAACAACATCAGCGTGACTGCTGGCACAACCTACGATTCCATGATAGATGTGCCTACCAATTACGCAGATGGAAGCACTGGGCGGGGGAATTATGCGGTGTGGTCTGGAATCGACAAGGCATCGGTTACAGTTAGTGAGGCCAACATGGCTGCCGTGCCAGCAACTGACCCGCAAGCAATTCGGGCAACTATTGGTTTGCCAGCGTCTGGCAAATGGTATTGGGAAATTACCGTTTCTGCGCTTGGTTACGGTGTTGGACTTGGAGTTGCAGACAATGCGTCCAACCTTACTACTGGCGCTGCAAGCTCAGCCACACGAACTTATCAGTTTGGTTCTTGGTTCAATTCGTTCAATGGCGGTGTTGTTCAATATGGAACTAGTCAAGCCCTGACGGTTGCAACTAATTGGGCTGGAGCAAGCCAACCTACTGCCAACGATATTATTATGATTGCTGTTGACATGGACAATGGCTCTATGTGGGTAGGAAAAAACGGCACATGGTTTAATAGCAGTGGAACTGCCAATCCAGCAACAAACACAGACCCAAGATGGACTGGACTTGGTGGAACAACATGGTTTCCATATATGTCTGGATACGGCTCGACAACGCCCGTCACTTGCCGCATCAACTTTGGTCAACGCCCATTCAGCTACACATTACCATCTGGCTACAGCGCACTGAACACACAGAACCTGCCTACGCCTACTATCAGTAATGGTGCGACTGTGATGGCGGCTACGCTGTATGCGGCCAATGGAAGTACTCAAACAATTAGTAATGCGGTTAATGGTATATCCATGCAACCTGATTTTGTGTGGGTTAAGTCCCGCCAATATACAACTGTTGGACATTCTTTATTTGATGCATTACGCCCCATAGGTGTAAATTCTTCTTTGCCGAGACTGGTTTCAAATTCAACTGATGCTGAAACAAACAATGGTGGTTTAACCGCTTTTGTTTCTAACGGCTTTTCATTAAACAACGATGCATACATAAACAGCACCTCTACTGGCGGCAACATGGTTGCTTGGCAATGGAACGCTGGCGGCTCAACAGTAACCAACACCAGTGGCTCAATCTCATCACAAGTAAGAGCAAATGCAACTGCTGGCTTCAGTATTGCTACATTTAGCGCACCAGCAGTAGGGTCTACTCCAAAAACAGTAGGTCATGGGCTGGGTGTTGCGCCCAGTATGATCATTGTTAAATTCAAAAGCACCGCTTCAAACTGGTCTGTTTATCACGCATCAGTAGGTAATACCAAGCGGATGGTGTTAAATTTGACAGATGCCGCATCTGCCGCAAGCACTCAGTATTGGAACAATACAAACCCATCTTCAACAGTGTTTACCATTGGCTCAAACTTTGAATCATCAGGTGCAGATTCATTAGTAGCCTACTGCTTTGCCGCAGTAGCTGGCTACTCTGCATTTGGTAGCTACACAGGCAATGGTAGTACTGATGGGCCTTTTGTGTTCCTTGGGTTTAGGCCGAGATTTGTGATGATTAAGCGAACTGATGCAATTTCAAATTGGACTTTAAGAGACACCTCAAGAGATGCATCTAATACATCAATTAATGATCTTTACGCAAATTTAAGCAATGCAGAATCATCGTTAGGCGCAAATATAGATATCCTATCAAATGGATTTAAATGTCGTGATGCGGGTGGCAGCGCAACAAACGCCAGTGGCGGCACATACATCTACGCAGCCTTTGCCGAAAATCCCTTTAAAAACTCTTTAGCGAGGTAATACATGTTTTTACTTAATGGCAATACGTTGCCTCTTGATACACCATTTACAATAGATGGTACACACTATCCAGCCAACTGGTTACGTCTTACTTCCATTGAAGAAAAGAATGCAGTTGGAATCACAGAAGTACCTGACGTAACAGTAACGTATGATGATCGTTTTTATTGGGGTGTAGATAATCCTAAAGATTTAGATCAACTTAAAACGCAGTGGATTACACAAGTCAAAGACACAGCTAATAAACTACTTGCTACATCTGATTGGATGATAATTCGTAAAGCAGAACGTAATGTAAATGTGCCTCAAAGCACCAGTACTTATCGTATATCAATTATTAATGAGTGTACACGTTTAGTAGCAGCCATTAATGCGTGTACAGATGTACCTTCTCTCATTGCCATTGTAACTACACAAGATTGGCCTATAAATGAGTGAAGAACTTATAACCCGTACAGAAGCACGATTAAATAGCCATGAGCAAGTTTGTGCTGAGCGTTATGCTTCTATTTCTAAAAGTTTAGAAGGTTGGAATAAACGAATAACCAAGATTGAATACCTATTGTATGGTGTTATGTTATGTGTTCTTCTTGGCCCCGGACAAGCAGCAGAATTCTTTAAAAAACTTATAGGAGTATGAAATTGACCCTTTTACAATTGCGTTTACTGCCATCTCAGCTATCAAACAAGGCGTTGCATTTTATAAAGATGCTAAAGCAGCGGGTAATGATGTTTCTAAAATAGCCAGAGAAATATCTGGTTACATAGGAAAGTTCTTTGATGCTCAAGAACAAGTAAAACAAGTAGTAGAAGAAGAAAAGAAAAACCCACCTAAAAATAAAAGTTTAAAAGCACAAGCACTAAATAACATATTAAATCAAATAGAACTAGAAAAACAAGCAGTCGAACTTAGAGAGTTTTTAATTTACCAAGTAGACCCAGAACTAGGTGCAGTGTGGAGTAGATTTGAAGAAGAATACGCAAGGTTACAAGAAGAACAATTACAAGAAAAACTTATAACAGAACGTAAAGCAAGGGAAGCAGCATGGCAACGAAGAAAACTAATAAGCTCCCTGCAAGACAAAGCTCTACAAATAGGAGCAGTGAGTCTGATTACTATATACCTCCTCCTCCTGTTTTGGTTAATAACAATGGACAGGAAAATAAGATGGGGTTTTTAATTGGTTTAATTATAATGGTGTTTGTATTTGTTATAATGTTGCCTGTAATTGGGTTTATGTTAATGGATATTAACACTGTTAGGCAAGAGGTACATTACGAAGTAAAAAAAATAGAACAACTTCGTAAAGAGTTAGAACACGAAAAGGATAAAAAATGATTCCAATTTTAGGTGCATTACTAGGGACACTAGCAGAGAATGGATTAAACTTATTATCAAGTGCTATTCAAGCCAAAGGTAAGGAAGTAGTTGAAAACACTTTAGGTGTTAAAATTCCTGATAATCCTAGTCCAGAAGATGTAGCTAAACTTCGTGAACTACAGTATGCACATGAAGAACGTCTTTTAGAACTTGGCATTGAGAAAGCCAAGATGGAACTTGCTGAACTTGAGATGTTCGCTAAAGCTGCACAAAATGAAGAAAATAATGTGTCTAATAGATGGACAGCAGATATGTCTTCTGATTCATGGTTATCAAAGAATATTCGCCCTATGTCACTTATAGCTATATTCTTTGGTTACTTTTTGTTTGCTATGATGAGTGCTTATGGTCTTAACGCAAATGAGTCGTATGTACAACTTCTTGGTCAATGGGGTATGCTTATAATGGGTGCATACTTTGGTGGTAGAACAATTGAAAAACTGGCTGATTTAAGGGGTAAAAAATGAGTCTATCAGACCAACAAGCAGCTTTCCTGTTAGACATGTGTAAGCTTATTCAATATGCTACAGAGCAAGGTTTTAAAGTGACAGGTGGAGAACTTGCACGTACACCAGAACAACAGGCTATTTATTTTAAAACAGGTCGTTCTAAGACAATGAACTCCATTCATTTAAAACGTTGTGCAATTGATTTAAACTTCTTTAAAGATGGTAAAATTATTTGGGATAAAGAAACTATTAGACCACTAGGTACATATTGGGAAAGTCTTCACCCTAAAAATCGTTGGGGTGGTAATTTTAAGTCACTTGTAGATTGTCCACACTTTGAAAGGAACGTTTAACATGCCATTGAAAAAAGGAAGTAGTCAAAAAACAATCTCTGCTAACATTAAAGCAGAAATGAAAAAGGGTCATCCACAGAAGCAAGCAATTGCAATGGCACTAAGTGCTGCTGGTAAGTCCCTACCTAAACGTGGTCAACGTACAGCTAAAAACAAAGCTAAAAAATGAAACTGGCATATGTTGAATGGGAAGATGCTGCCGACTTGGATGATACTCCTTGGGGCTTCCATGACGACAGTTTTATATATCAACCTGTAATTGCACATCAAGTAGGATTTGTTTTGTATGATGGGCCTGAAGGTATGGTGTTAACAGCCTCTTATATTGGTGATGGAACATATGGTTGTCGTTCACAAATACCTAGAGGTATGATTCGTAATGTAACTATAATTGATGACCATGATTGATAGAACACAGTTTTTAGATGGTAGTGGTAAACGTGTTATCCTTGGCTTGTTCAAGGAATTTGCTCGTGTAGATGTAAAGTTTAAACCTGTATACACACTACAACACTGTAAAGATGTATTCCTAGAGTGTCGTGACCCCTCTGAATACTCTGTTGCTATGGCACTACTAGGAGATTGGGAACACTGGTTAGAAGTACGTAACCATGCTCTCATTAAACCACACGTAGACAAATGGCAAGCAGAGTTGGCAGTGAAGTTACAGTCTGAAGCCATTGCACAAATGAAACAACATGCACGTCTTCCCGGTGGTACAGCAGCCGCTAAATGGCTTGCTGAGAAGGGTTATGTAGATGGTGGTGTTAAGAAGCCTGTAGGTCGTCCTAAAGAGGTTAAAGAGGTTGTAGCACCCTCTACAGGCCGTATAGCAGGTGATATGGCTAGACTTGGTATTGTTGTAGGAGGAAAAAAATAATGCCTTATATGACGAATGGTAAAAGAGACTATAAGAAACAACAAGCCTATGATGGTAAACCATCTGTTGTTAAAGATAGGGCTAAACGTAATGGTGCTAGACGTAAACTTATGGAAGAAGGTAAAGTTAGTAAAGGTGATGGTAAGGATGTAGACCATAAGAAACCGCTTAGTAAAGGTGGTGGCAACAAGCGTAGTAATTTACGTGTTACTAGTAAGAGTAACAATAGAAGTTTCTCACGCACTAAAACAGGGAAGATGAAATAATGGCTGGTTTATATGAGAACATTCATAAAAAACGTAAACGCATAAAAGAAGGTAGTGGTGAAAAGATGCGTAAACCGGGTACTAAAGGTGCTCCTACAGCTAAGCAGTTTAAACAAGCTGCTAAAACCAAAAAGGTAAAATAATGTTTGTAATTGAATTTGCATTATGCTTGACATTGACTGAGTGTATATCACCTATTGTGGACAAACCCCGTAGTAAACACGAGACATACGAAGCATGTATGCAAGTTGCTTATTACAAAGCATTAGAACTATACATGATGAATGAACGACCTAACTTAACAGTTAGTTATCAATGTAAGCCAGAACAAATTGGAGATGATGTATGATTAAGAAGGGTTCAGAAACATTTTCTGGATATAACAAACCTAAACGCACACCAAGTCATCCTACTAAAAGCCATGCTGTATTAGCTAAAGTAGGTGATAAAGAAAAGCTTATTCGATTTGGTCAACAAGGTGTATCAGGCAGTCCTAAAAAAGAAGGTGAGTCTGAATCCTATCGTAAGCGTAGAGAGAGTTTTAAAGCTCGACATGCAAGCAACATTGCTAAAGGTAAGATGAGTGCTGCATATTGGGCAGATAAGGTTAAGTGGTGACTGAAAAAGAACTGGTTAAACAGGCAGCGGAAGCTGACCTTCTGACGTTCATTAAACTTATTGCACCACATCGTATGCTAGGTGCAGTGCATGAGGAATTGTGCTCATGGTGGAGCAGAGAAGATGCTAAAGACAATCAACTTGTCCTATTACCACGTGACCATCAAAAGAGTGCAATGATTGCTTATAGGGTTGCTTGGTGGGTTACAAAGCATCCTGAGACAACTATTCTGTATGTGTCAGCTACAGCTAATTTGGCTGAAAAACAACTTAAAGCTGTTAAAGATATATTCTTATCAGATATATATAGATTCTATTGGCCTGAGATGGTCAATGATATGGAAGGTAAACGAGAGCGTTGGTCTATGGATGAAATTTCTGTAGACCACCCTAAGCGTAAAGCAGAAGGTATTCGTGATGCTACGATTAAGGCAGCAGGTATTACAGCTAACGTTACAGGATTACATTGTAATGTAGCTGTGCTAGATGACGTTGTAGTGCCTGATAATGCCTATACACAGCTAGGTAGAGATCAGGTTAGAGCATTCTACTCACAACTATCTTCAATTGAATCTACAGGTGCTAAAGAGTGGGCTGTAGGTACTCGCTACCATCCCGGAGACTTGTACAAAGACATGATGGAAATGACTGAAGTGTACATGTCTGATGATGATGAGACAGAGATTGAGAATGAAGTGTATGAAGTATTTGAGCGTGTAGTAGAGACAGGTGGTGAGTTCCTTTGGCCTAAACAACGTAGGGCAGATGGTAAGACATTTGGCTTTGATGCAAAAGAACTTGCACGTAAGAAGGCTAAGTACTTAGATGTAACACAGTTCTATGCTCAATATTATAACAATCCTAATGCTGTAGAAACACAACTTATTGATCGTAGTAGATTTAACTATTATGAACGTGATAAGATTGAAAACTTTAGTGGAGCGTGGTATTTTGGAGACAAACTTTTACACATTTATGCTGCTATGGATTTTGCTTATTCTATTGGCACAAACTCTGACTACACTGTTATTATGGTGGTTGGAGTAGATGAAGATAATAATTTTTATGTCTTAGATATTGACAGATTTAAAACTAATAAAATATCTGTTATGTATGATAAGGCAGAACTTATATATCGTAAATGGAAGTTTAAGAAAATGCGTTGTGAAGTAGTAGCTGCACAGCGTCTTATTGTTGGACAGTTTAAAGATTATATGCGTAGTCAAAACATTGTATTTACAATTGACGAATATAATCCCCCTAAGAATATGCGTAAAGCAGAGCGTATAGCTACAATCTTAGAACCACGTTATAATAATAACCAGATATGGCATTATAAAGGTGGTAATTGTCAAACACTAGAAGAAGAACTAATGATGAATAATCCTGAGCATGATGATATTAAGGATGCATTAGCTTCTTGCATTGAGATTTGTAAAGCACCTATGTCTAATCGGACATGGGGAAAGCGCACTAATGTAGTCGCTTTTAATTCAAAATATGGTGGCGTTTCTTATTAAAGGATATAATAAATGAACGAGAATATACAAGTAAGTTATAATGATGACAGCTTAGCTAATAAGATTGCTGACATGTGGACAAGGTGGGATACTGCCCGTAGCGTATGGAAATCTGACCAACAAGAGTTGCGTAATTATATCTTTGCAACTGATACACGTAAAACATCTAATAGTAAGTTGCCTTGGAAGAACTCCACTGTAACACCTAAGTTGACACAGATTAGAGATAATCTACATGCTAATTACATGGCTGCATTGTTTCCTTCTGAGAATTGGTTTTTCTTTGAGGCAACTGATAAGAATAAAGACTTGGCAGCTAAGAGACAGGCCATTGTAAACTATCTTAAACAGAAACTAAAAGCATCTAACTTTCAATTGTTGGTATCACAACTTGTATATGACTATATTGATTTTGGTAATGTAATTGTTACTTATGATTATGTACGAGATATTATTAGTGATAAAGAAGGCAATGTAGTTAATAGATATATTGGCCCTAAAGCCTATCGTATTAATCCTAATGACATTGTATTTAATCCATTAGCTGAAGACTTTAGTAAGACTCCTGTAGTACGGAGAATGCTAAAATCAATTGGCGATTTGATGACAGACCTAGAAACAAAACCCAATCTTAACTACAGCAAAGCAGTTGTAGATAAGGCTATTTCTTTCCGTCAAAACTATAGGGATGACCCTGAGTTTAAGAAAGAAGTTAATATGGCTATTGATGGTTTTGGTAGTGCTGATGAATATTTAGAAAGTGATATGGTTGAGTTGTTGGAATTCTGGGGTGACATTTATGACCCAGACACCAAGACATTATTGCGTAACCAACTCATTACAGTAATTGATCGCAAGTGGATTTTACGTAAACAACCTAATCCGTTGTGGACAGGCAACAAACCTATGCACCATTGTGGTTGGAGATTGCGCACAGATAACCTGTGGGCACAAGGCCCATTAGACCAGTTGGTAGGTATGCAATATCGTATTGACCACCTTGAGAACTTGAAGGCAGACGTGTTTGACCTTATTGCCTACCCTGTTATGGTGATCTATGGCAACACTGTAGAGGAGTTTGAATACGAACCCGGTGCTACAATCTTTGTAGGAGATGAGGGTAAAGTAGACTTCCTTCGTCCTGATGCTACAGCATTGCAAGCAGACATGCAGATTGCTGAACTGATGGGTCGTATGGAGGAACTGGCAGGTGCTCCTAAGCAAGCTATGGGTATCCGTACTCCCGGTGAGAAGACCAAGTATGAAGTACAGACACTGGAGAATGCTGCTGGTCGTATCTTCCAAAGCAAGGTTAGCTGGTTTGAACGTAACATTCTAGAACCTTTGTTGAATGGTATGTTGGCTGAAGCTATTCGTAACTTTGAAGGGGTAGAACGTATTCGTGCCATTGATGAGCAGTATAACACAGAAAGCTTTGTGGAAATCACTAAAGCAGACTTGATGGCAGAAGGTAAGATTTATCCTGTTGGAGCACGTCACTTTGCTGACCAAGCTAGATTTGTACAAGAGTTGACACAAACCATTGCTGCTGTACAAAGCATCCCCGGTGTGGCTGCACACATGTCAGGCAAGGCTATTGCTAAGGCTCTAGAGGAGAACTTGGGATGGCAGAACTACAAGATTGTACAGGATAATGCTTCTGTGTTTGAAGCAGCAGAAACACAACGATTGATGAACCAAGCCTCTGAAGACGTACAAACTGAAGCTGCCGTAGACCCAATGGGCGCACCAGTTGACATGGGACAAGGAATGTAATATAATGAATAAACTATTACTTAATAATAAACCTATAGATAGTACTAATGAAGAATTTATTAAAGCTTGGAATAACAGTAGTTATGTATTTGAAGCTTTATATAAGACATTAACTGCTATGAGTGAAGATATTAACAATGTAAAAAAAGATGACTTTGATTGTCCTAATCATTATGCTAAGCTTAGTTATCAGATGGGACAGACAAAAATGATTGATTTTATACTATCTTTGTTACCTGATTCTGCCAAAGGGTAACGTTTTTCAAAAACATGACACTAAGGCAGTCAACTTTTTAGGAGATATTCCGCATGACCAATGCAACAATTTTTGGTGGCTCTGAAGACAACCAGAACACCAATACACCCACAGCGACAACTGAGGGACAGCTTTTTACCGCACTTGTTGGTGAAACGCAAAAATACAAAACACCAGAAGAATTGGCTAAAGCTTACACAAATGCTGACCAGTTTATTGAAACCTTGAAAGAGGAAAATCGTAAACTACGTGAGCAAACTATGGCAGCTAAAACCATTGATGATGTTTTGGAACGTATGTCGAAACATAGCAATGCACCAGAGAACGACAATCCTCCTGCTCAGGGTTATACCCCTGAAGATGTGCAACAGCTTGTAGAGAAGACGTTAGTAGGTCGAGAGGCAGCTAAAGTAAAACAAGATAATCTGATGTTGGCTGACAAACTGATGAAAGAAAAGTTTGGTGAGAAAGCAGAAGAAGTCTTTAGGCAACGTGCATCAACACAAGCTAAAGGACGTATCTTGATGGAATTGGCAGCTACTGACCCGCAAGAGTTTGTATCTTTATTTGTTGGAGTAGTTCCAAACAACTCTAACGCTATGGATACTGGTTCTATGAATACAACTTCAGTACCTTCTACTGGCGGTGATAGAACTAATATTGAGGGCACAAAACAATGGGCCGCAAAGATTCGTAAAGAGAATCCTTCTCTGTATTGGTCACAAGATTTCCAGTATAAGTTACAACAAACTGTTACTAAAAACCCGTCCCTATATTTTGGGCAATAAGGAGAATTAAATGGCTGGTGTAGATTATGCAAAGGTTAATGACCACTTAGTTCGTACAGAACTCTGGTCTGCCGAATTGAAAGATGTGCTGCAAGAACAATTGATGGGTACGAAATATGTTCGTATGCTCAATGGTTTCCCTGATGGTAACCAATTTACCATCCCCTCTGTTGGCGAGTTGCCAATGCGTGAGACTTCTGAACTGACTCCTGTTGTGTATGACGCAATGGATACTGGTGAGTTTACTTTCACAATTGATCGTTATGTTGAATCTGCTACTTACATCACTGATAAGGCTAAGCAGGACAGCTACTACGCTCAACAATTGATTGGTATGTTCCCTACCAAGATGCGTCGTGCTTTGGATGAAAACTTGGAATCTTCTGTTTTCTCTTTGGCTAACCAACAAACATCTGGTAACGTGAACTCCATCAATGGTGCTGACCACCGCTTTGTGGCTTCAGGTTCTACTAACACTGTGTTGGCACTTGCTGACTTTGCTAAAGCTAAGTATGCTTTGGACAAAGCACAAGCTGGTGGTGCTCGTGTTGCTATTATCGACCCATCGCAAGAGTATGTGTTTAACACTCTCGTAGGTGCTCAGGCTTTCACTAACAACCCTGCATTTGAAGGTATTGTTCAAGGTGGTTTTGTTAACGAAGTGACAGGTATGCGTTTCATTCGTAACATCTTTGGTTTCGATGTTTACGTGTCTAACTTCCTCCCTGCTGCTACAGAAGCTGCATCATCTACTTTGGGTGGTGTCACTGTTCCTGCAACTCCAACTGTGAACTTGTTCATGTCTGTTGGTGGTGATTTGACTCCGTTTGTTGGTGCATATCGCCAAATGCCTCGTGTTGAGTATGAGCGTAATAAAGACTTGCGTCGTGACGAATATGTTATGAATGCACGTTTTGGTCTGAAGCTCTATCGTCCTGAGTGTTTGGTTTCTGTTATCACCAAGAACACCATCTAACATTGAAAGGATTATAAAATGACTCGTGCTAATACATGGACTAATGCCGATGGTTTGATTGTCGGTTTTGGTAATAACTTCCCTGAGCGCAATGACGCTGGTGTCAACGAAGTTGATGGCAACGATAAAGCGGCAGTATTGAATATCACTTATCAAAGCACCTTTGGTTCAACTGGTGCTAAGATTGAGATTCCTGCTGGCTCTATTATCAAAAACGTATATATGAAAACAGGCACTGCATGGGCAGGTGGTACTTCATTGGCGTTTGGTGATGCAAGTAGTACTGGTGGCTGGATTACAGCTACACAAGGTGCTACAGCCTCTCTGACTGCTAATACACCTATCCAAGCTGCTGGTGCTTATGCATACACTGCTACAGAGGGTCAACTCCCTCCTAAAGTGTACGCATCTGCTACTAACTTGTACATTACCGCTGTGGGTACATTCACTGCTGGTACAGCTACAATTTACGTAGAATACGTGTAATGTAAAGGGGGGAGTGCAATACTCCCTCCTTTTCTTTTGGAGAAATAATGGCAACAGTACAACATTCTGCTATCACTGACCCTAATATCCATGAACCTAAAGGTGTGGCTGCGGCTACAGTTAATAAGGTTTATGTTTCTAATGGCACAGGTAGTGGAACATGGCAAAAACTTAGTCCTCCACAATTTGCTGGCGTTACTAGTAATGGTCAAGCTGGTGATACAGTTACTGTTGATGGTAGCGGTAACTTTGTACTTACAGGTACACCACATGGACAAGTACACTTTTATAATCTAGCCACTCCATATACTCTTACTTATCCATCTGCATTTACTAAACTTGCTCCTACAACTACAGCAGGTGGTGTTTCTTCTAACTTTACTGAATCAACAACTGCACGTTTAACATACACTGGTACAGACACTGTACCTGTTTCTATTAGTTATTCTGTATCATTAGATCAAACATCTGGTGCAGATAGAGATTTGATTGTAGCTGTGTATAAAAATGGTAGTGTGTCTAATGGTCATTCTGTTATAACAACTACTACAGGACAAAAACATAATATGTCTGGCGTACACACAATAAGTATGGCTACTGGTGATTATGTAGAACTATATATTTTAAATAATGGTGGAAGTGGTAATATACGTCTATATGCTATGCAGTTAGACGCTATTTTCGCAGGAGCATAATATGGCGAAACTAACGCTATTAGATATGACGCAGAACATTCTGTCTGCAATGGACAGTGACCCTGTGAGTTCTATTGATGAGACAGTAGAATCAGTACAGGTATCAGATTTAATTAAAGAAGCTTTCTTTGAAATTATTAGCCAGCGAGACTGGCCTTTTTTGTTTCAACTTACACAACTCACAGGCTTAGGTGATACTAGTAATCCTACCAAGATGATAATGAGTGATACTTGGAATAAAGTTAAATGGATTAAATATAATAAAAAAGATGTTGAATATATTACACCTGATGAATTTAAAGCTCTGATAGATAATAGAGTTGTTCAAACTGGTGTAATTGATAGCAATGGTTATGTCATTAATGCAGACCCACAATATTGGACTAGTTATGATGATAAGTACATTACATTTGACGGGTATAACTCTGCTGTAGAAAGCACCCTTGTAGGGTCTAAAACAAGCGTATACGCTGTTGTACAGGCTAGTTGGACTCATGTAGACACTTTCATTCCTAACCTCCCTGAGAAGTTCTTTCCTACCCTTTTAGCAGAAGCTAAGGCTCAAGCATTTGTTAACTTGAAACAACAAGCAAATGGTAGAGAAGAACGTAGAGCACAACGTGGTAGGAATATAATGCGTAATGAAGCTTGGCGTAATGAGAATGGCGAAGCTAAATACAATGGTAAAGTTAATTATGGGAGAAGGTAATGAAAAATAAAAAAGAATTGTCACCAGAAAAATATAGGGAGATGGCTAATGATAAATCAATTCCTCAGGAAGCACGCAACATGTTTCTCGACAAGGCTGTTGAAATTGAACAAAAAGCTTATGAACATTCTAAAGAAATTAAAGATGTAAATGGTCACAAGTGGAAAGGTACAATGAAATGAGTGAAGCATTTGACAAAGTAATGGAGAAAGCTGCTAAGCAAAAACAGATAGCTAAAGAACGTAAAGAGATGCGTGAGTTGTCTGGTGAAATCAATAAACTTGTTATTGAAGCTACACCTAGTGGACTATACAGTGTTCGTTATTCTTTGTCAGGCCCAGTACCTGATGAGTTGAAAGGTTTATTCACTCGTCGTGATCGCATCATTGCAATTGCACAACGTAGAAACATTCCTATTGAGGGATTAGTATAATATGGTAGCACCTAGTGTTAAGGGCAGTTTTACTTTTGTAGGTGGCCTCAACACAGAAGGGGGCTACTTCATCACGCCTGAGAATAGTTGGAAAGATGGTGTTAATGTCTATCCAAATATAGATGGTGTATTACAGCGTAGAAATGGTATTGACTATGAAAGTCTTTATCAACTCTACGCTAGTGCCATTACTGCTGACCAAAAGAATCTATGGGCATTTACTGTAGGTAATTGGTCTACTGTTGGTGGTAATGGTAATTTGAATTTCTTTGTGGTGCAAACTGGCTACATCCTGTCGTTCTATGATTCCTTATCAGGAAGCGTTAGTTCAACTAGAAAGTCATTTACAATTGATTTACGTTCTTATAAAGCCACAGGCACTACTGCTACCGATGGTACAGATGTGGCTAGTTTTGCATCCACTTATGGTAGACTCATTGTAACTACCTCTAGTACCAATCCTATATTGGTTGAATATAATACAGCTACTGATACAATTACTGTATCTACAATTACAATTAATGTGCGTGACTTTGAGGGCTTTGAAAGTCCTTTTGCTGTTGATGCTGAGAAGACAGAAGCTGAATGGACTACTGCGTCATTCCTTACACAAGCTAAATATAATTTATATAATCAAGGTTGGACAGATACATTAATTGCTACATATAAAGCAGCTAATGCTAATAAACTTCCTGCTAACAGTAAGAACTGGATTTCAGGTAAAAATACAACAGACGACTTTGATGCTGCACTATTAAATAAACAAGACTTTGGTACATCACCTGCACCTAAGGGTCGTACCATATTAAATGCTTTCTATAAGGATAGAAGCGGCATCATTACATCCACTGCATATAGACCTAAGGTATGTGCCTTCTTTGCTGGTCGTGCATGGTATGCTGGTGTAGGTAGTGCTAAAGAACTAGGCACTGTATATTTTAGTCAAGTGCTTGACGTAATTGCTAACGTTGGTAAGTGCTACCAACAGAATGACCCTACATCAGAAGTGTTTAGTGATTTGTTAGATAGTGATGGTGGTGTAATTCAGATTCCTGAAGCTGGTGAAATTATTGGTTTGCAACCACTTGGTCGTGGTATTACAGTGTTGGCAAGTAATGGTGTGTGGTTTATTAGTGGTATTGACAATGCATTTACTGCATCTAATTATTCAGTAACTCGTATCAGTAACGTGGGCTGTACATCAGCCAAGTCTATTGTGGCAGTGGAAGATAGTCTGCTCTATTGGAGTAACACTGGTATTTACACCATTGCTCCCGGAACTAGTGCTGCTGAATTTAGTTCACAAAACATTAGTGATAAGAACATTAAAACATTCTATCAAAACATACCTGTGTTAAATAAAATATATGCTGAAGGTAGTTATAACGTTAGTAATAAACTTGTTTATTGGCTCTATTCTAAAGTAGATGCTGGTTCTACTAGTAGTGGTCGTTATAATAAAACTTCTGTATTGGCACTAGACATTAAACTTGGTAGTTGGTATTGGTTTGATTTTGATACATCATTAGGTGTAGTACCTGTGTCATTAGAAATTACTAAAGAAACAACCTTAAGTAGTAATACATATGATGTGCTTGTAGGCGCAGATAGTGTACTTGTAAGTACGGATAGTGTTATTGCCACTTTGTCTGTGGTTAACGGAACTGTACAACAGTTTAAGTTCTTAGTGTTGCATCCTGTTACTAGTAATAACTATTCATTTACATTTGCTGATTTAGAGAATCAACGTACAACTACAACTAAGTTTAAAGATTGGTATAGTTATAACTCTGCTGGTGTAGAACAGACAGCATATTTTATTACTGGTTATGATATGGGAACTGTAGGCCCTGCACGTGCTAAGAGTGCTCAATACATCACTACGTTTATGAAACGCACAGAAACTACATTTGACGCTAATACTAACCCAGTTAATCCTAGTGGTTGTATGATGCAAACTAGATGGGACTTTACAGACAATAGTTATGCTGGTAAGTGGCAAGCTGAAGTAGAAATATATAGACAACTTAGACCTTACTTTGCTGAACCACTAACTACATTTGATGATGGCTACCCACTAGTCATTAATAAGAACAAAGTGAGAGGTAGAGGTAAAGCTTTACAACTTAAGTTCTCAAGTGTAACAGGTAAAGATATGCAGATGGTTGGTTGGACAACAACATTCTTGGGTAATCAAAATGTATAAGTATGAGTATAATGTTGATATGGCTGTATTCTTAGAACAAGCCAAAGATATTTTATATATGCACTGGGATGAATTGGCATTAAATAAAGATAAAATTTATTTAAGTCCAAACGTAGAAAAGTACGTATTATTACAACAGTTAGGAACATTGTTTAATATTGTTGTTTATAAAGATGAAACTATTGTTGGTTACAGTGTTATATTTTTAAGTGCAAATATGCATTATCAAGATCATAAATATGCTAACGTAGATGTTGTGTATGTACACCCTGAATATAGACACTCAACTATTGGTGCTAGATTACTAGTAGCAACAGAGCAACTTGCCAAAGACAATGGTGCAAGTGTTATCTTACATCATGCAAAACCATACGTACCAATGATAATTAAACCGCTTGAAAAACTTAATTATCAACTGTATGAATTAATGTACGGAAAGTATATAGGAGAATAAAATGGCAATTACAGCAATTGTAGCAGGAGCAACATATGCATATGGAACATATAAAAGTGTAGAGGCACAAAAAGAAGGACAAAAAGCAACTGAACGTGCTCAACAAGCATCACAACAACAATATGCAGCAGAAGCAAAGAAAGCAGAAATACAAAACCTACGTTCTGTAAGACAACAAATTAGAGGCGCACGTATAGCACAAAGTACTATGCAAAACATTGGTGCTCAAGCAGGTGGTGTTGGTAGCAGTGCAATGGCTGGTGGTATAGCTAGTATTGGTAGTCAATTGGGTAGTAATTTGGGGTATATGTCTGAAATAGCCACTGCTAATACAGCTATTGGAACAGCAGCATTAAATTATTCTACAGCAATGGGTGAAGCATCTATTGCTGGTTCACGTGCAAGTCAATATGGTGCTATAGCAGGATTGGGTGGTACTGTATTTCAAGCAGTTGGTGGCATTAAAACTATCCAAGGTTAACTATGAACCTGTATTCGACTGATGAGAAAACTACTGTAACATCTCCCCTATATACGGCAGAGGATACAAAACCTGCACAAATAAATGGAATGGAAGATTATTCCATTTTAAAAGGTGTTTCAGTATTAGCTACAGGCGACCCTAACATTCCTGATAAAGTTAATTATGACCAACTAGTAGATCAAAGTTGGCGTAAAACTGTTCCTGAAAATAATGAGATAGATCGTATGACAGCAATTAATGCTGCTACTAATGGTCAAGTAACTGTAGTTCAGGAAGCACTAGATACACTTAAAGCACGTAATACATTGTATGGAGCACAGTCTGCACAGAATGCAGATATTGTTCGTGCTAAGATGCGTGAACTTACTGAGACAGCTATTGAAACAACTGCAATTAAAAACCCTGCTGTGTTGTTTAATAATACAAAAGAAGAAATTAGAACTAGTACAGATAAACTTACTACTCAAGTTGCAGCACAAGCATCACTAGAAAAATCAATTAAAGATGGTACTAGTATTTGGAACATTGTAAAAGGTATTGGTTATGAACTAACTCCATTTGCTGCTGAACAAGGTGCAGCTATTGATAGAGTTGCAGTTAAGTATGGTGTTCCCGCAGATGCAATATCACGCACTACTGGTCGTAGTCAAACCATTACATATTTACAAGCTGTATTTCAAAGTTTACCTGAAGACCAAAAGAGTGCTTGGCTAACTGGTTTGCATCGTGACTTACAAGATGGCATGTTGATTTCAAATTGGCAAGCTGCTGGTGTTGTTCAAGAAGTTGCATCAGGTGAAGACAAGACATGGGGTGGATGGTCTGATTGGCTTGATAGAGCAGGTGTTGTAGGTTCTCTTGTAGGACTGCTTGGTGCTGGCTTTAAGAGTGCTGGACTGTTTAAGAACGCCAATAAGGTTATGAATGTTGAACGCACAATGGCAGCAGCAGGTGCTAAGAGCAACATTGTAACTGCTGAAGCAACTAAGATATTAACTAACGTAGCTAATAAGCAGCGTTTACAAGCTGTAGGTGTAGTTGCTGGAGAACTTACAGGTATTAATACAGCATTAGATTTAACTAAACTTGTCAGCATGAATGCTGTTAAAGTGTTGCCTGATTCTATCACTACATCAGCACACGATTTACAAAAGATTATTCGTGAACCTGTACAAAAACTTATTGATGAGTTGCAGAATACAATTGCTGCTAAAGGAATTCGTGCAGAAGAAGCTGCTGTACAACTTGCAGAATTAAAGTCTATTTATTCTTCTGCTAATAATCCACGTATTCACTCAGTAGACCCATTTACTTTGTCTGATGATGGCACACTTATTACTGGTAAGGTCTATTTAAAACCTGAGAATGCCACTGCCTATCTTACTAAAGAAGCTGCTGAGACAGCTTTAAAAACATTTGATGCTGATGGCAAACTTGGTATGAAGGTTGTTCCTGATACCACCAATACAGGTTTCCTTGTAGAACAAAGTGTCAAGGTTGATTTAGCTAAACGTAAACAAGAGTTAGAAGCTGAATTGTTGAAGGCAGCAGAGGAAGCTACTACAGCCCTCAAGGAAGTCACCAAAGGCCCTGTAAGCCCTGTTACTAGTAAGGTGGATAGGGATGTACCTCCTAAGAGTTTGGTGACCTCTAAGCACCGTTATAAGACTGATGAACTTGTTTTTGAAGATGACATAGATAAGGCTGCTTATCAGATTGGTAGCAAGACTGCTACTAGTAAGTCTGACAAAGAAATTAAAGCATGGTTGGTTAAAGCTACTGGTTGGGATGACAAACAAATTACTGCCCATGCAGCTAAAGTAAGAGACTACATTAAAGTTAATGGTGACTTAGCTAGGGATGAGAATAATGCAATTATGGTTGCAACTCAAGTACCTGAAGGCAAACCATCTATTTCTCAATTTGGTAATGTTGTAGAAGCACAACTTGCTGACACAGACAACATGACTGTGGTGGGTAATGTACACATACAAAATGGTGCAAGCAAGACAGGTATGATTCTTGCGTATAATGTTGTTAATGACATTATGCAGTTTACTACTCGTATGCAAAAAGCATTAGGCATGGAAGATAGGTCTATTGTTGTGTTGAACATGGAATCAATGCGTACTAGTAACAATGCACTACACCAAAATCTTTACAAATACATGGTGAAAAAACACTTAGGTGCTAATGCTGTTCACTTTGATTATGGTAAAACCAGTGTCATTGTTATGCAACGTGCTACCAACTATGTTAACTTTATGGAAACATATGTACATGAGTTTGGGCATGCATTTGAAGCACACTTTGCTACTAAACATTTTCAATCTATTAACAATGCTTTCAACGCTTGGTTAGATGCTAAGGGTGTGAAATGGCGTGGTCACGGCATTAATAAGAAGATGGATGCACTTCCATTAGATGCACTTATGGAATACCGATCAACTACTAATGCTGAACAAGCTTCAAAATGGATTGATAATTGGTTGGGTGGTGATAAACAAGCTTATGACCAAGCAGAAGAATACATGCATAAGTGGCTTACAAGCTACTCAGAATTCTTTGCTGAACAATTTACTAAATGGGCATTTACAGACAAAGTACCTACCACTATTTTAGGTGAGTACTTTACTAAACTTGTAAATAGTTTTAAGCAAATTGCTACAGCACTTCAAGACCTATTAATGTCAAAAGGTATAGAAGGTGTTAATGTATTAACTGCTGAGAAGAACATTGCTAAGATGCTTAATACGCATGTTAAGCAAATTCAAAAAGCAGTACCAGATACTAAAGCTAGTTTGTCAATGTTGGCTAGTGAAACTAAGTCAATGGGTCGTTCTTTAGAAGCCATTCAGAAAGACTTACAAGCAGTCAATGAAGAAATCAATGCTATTAGTGCTGCTGAAACAGGACTTAAAACAGGTTGGTTGTTGGAACAACCTATTAATAGAAAGTTAGATTACTCTATCATTGGTAAATATTCTGATGAAGATATTAACAGTGTGAGCAGATTTGCACTAGGTGATTGGGCTTTATCAACATCTAAAGAGTTGTATGAACAACGTGTAACTGGTATTAATCAACAGAGTCGATATGTCAAGTTGTTGACTAACTTTGTTCGCCCATCAGTTGAAAAACTATCTCGTGCTGAGATGGTTATGTTGAATGACGCATTAGTGTTAGGCGATAAAGAAGGTAAAGTATTTAACGATGTAGAACTTGCAGGTATGGGTGCTACTAGTAATGCTCGTATAGCCTATTACAAAGTCAGAGCATTGCGTGATGTAATGCATCAAATGCGTAATGATGTTGCAGCTAAGAGTTTAACTCGTAGAGGTTATGTTAAGTTGTCTAGTGCTATGAAACTAGATGATGGTGGCTTCGATATGTTTGTTAAAGAAGTAGCACCAACAATAGGCAAGA